TTATACATTTGCTTTCCCCTGTAATGGGTTGTATGAAATTGCATCCTGTAAAAAGTCGGGGGCAAAATGGGCATAATTCATGGTTTGTTCAATCTTAGAGTGACCCAAAATCTTTTGCAGCGTAATAATATTTCCACCATTCATCATAAAGTGCGTGGCGAAGGTGTGCCTCAATGCATGGGTTGACTGGCCATCAGGCAAGTCTGGTTTAGCATTATTCACCGCGATTCGAAAATCGCAATAAGAGGCCTTAGGGAACAATAAGCCGCTTTTTTGTTGCAAGATTTCATCTGCGACCTCTGAGGAAATTGGAATGCTACGTCTCTTTCCATTTTTGGTCTGTACGAACGTCACTACATTATGCACAACATGTTCGCGCTTCAATTTTGTTGCCTCCCCCCATCGAGCTCCAGTGCTAAGGCAAAGAATTGCAACTTTGCGGTTATCGCCTGTCAATACAGAGAGTAGTGTGGCGATCTCATCACTATTGAGGTAACTCATTTCGGTATTTTCTTCCTTGAGTCGCCCAGCCCCCCTGATTGGGTGCTCACCAGCATAGAGGTCTGACTCTATAAGGTCGGTAAACATGCCGCTAATCGCAGTCATTTCTCGATTGATTGTGGATGCCTTTATACCTTCGGCTAACCTTTCAGACCTATAAGCTGTAATTCTCGCTTTATCAATTTGAAAAATTGCGGGATTCCCCATCATTCTTACAATTCTTTCCAGCTTCTTAAGCGCTGACTGACCGTGGTCGCGGTGCTTGCCGTGATATCGCCACCAAATATTAATTAGCTCTGTCAACGGACGTTTGTCGGCTGGCTTCGATAACCACTCTTTAGAGTGGTAATTCGCATTCGTATAACGCTCAAAGGCCGCGGCCTCGTGCCTTTTGTCAAATTTCCGGCGGATACGCTTTCCATTACGCCCGCTCGGTCTAATGTCCACTTCATATCGACCATCTTCGAGTTTCTTAATTGACATAAGAAAGCCCTCCGATGGGTAGGTGTGCATCTACCTCTAAATGTGTATTTCTATAACAAGTTGTTGCTGTGCATTTGCTGCACAGATAAGCGGCGTAAATTGTTAACCAGTCTTTTGGCCTGAGTGCTGCGAGGTTGTGTCTTCTTGCCCACAGTGTGCGAGCGCCGGAGCTATTTGTCCGGATTCGGGGGCTATTTCACCAGTCATAAACCATAGCGTGTACTTCTGGAACTTCGGATGCTGGAGAAGCCTCATTGATATGTCTGTAGAGGGAATCATTCTGCCACTCTCATAATGATTCAAACTTCCATATGGAACCCCTATTAATTCAGCGGTTTGCCGTCGGTTTAGCATTTCACTTTCCCTCATTACCCTCATTTTTTGACCTATAGTCATTGACATGTTGTATGTATCCCACTAATAATTGTACGCATACGGACAACACCTAGTTGCGTTAACGGTCGGCTGTAGTCGCTAATAGGTGCTTATAGTCCACTTATTAAAGCCATTATGGAGATTATCAGATGAGTAAACAGGTAGTAAGTGTTTCGGACGCTTTGCCCGCTCATGAGTTTGCCAAAACTATCGGAAAAACTCCGTCAGCAGTCACGAAAATGATAGAGAGGGGGAAGCTGCCGTATGTGGATATGAAAGACCCGCAATCTTCGTCTGCTCGGCCTGAAAAATGGGTATATCTACCAGCTTGGAATGCTGGCTTGAGATTAGCCTATGAAAGCCGCCCTAAAGAGATTCGAGATGGTTGGTTGCAGTGGCTGGGACTCGGGGAGCCGGCTGCGTAGTTCAACTAGATGAATGAAGTTATCAACACTAAACCGGAGATTCAGCCATGACCGATAAAAAAGAAATGTCAGTAAACGAAAGCCTCGCAAAAGTGAATAAGATTCTGCGCTCTGCTGGCGATCTGATTCTGCCCCGCGAGACTAATATCGCCCTGTCAATTATGGCCGATGTAGCTTGTCAGCAACAGGAAGAAATAGACGAGCTGCGCGAGCGTGTTTCACTGTCCGATCGCTTTATTGGCGGCTTAAACAAACATGTACAAAGCCAACCGCAAGGGCGTAAGCCTGAAACGCTGATTCCTCCGGGAGCCATTGCCGCCGAATTGCTGTTAGCAATTAATGAGTTCGGACACACGCCAATTAGCCATAAGACGGCCGCGCGTGCTCGCGAGCTATTTTCAAATATCGAAAATCAGGCGAAAGCCCTGATTAACGAAAATGACATTCTGCGTAATGCTGTAAAATGCGAATCTCCAGATTTGCCGATGACAATTGAGCACTCCATCGAGCCAAATGGAACCACTACAATAAACAGCCCTGCTATTGAGGTAATTTCACACCTAATTAAGGATGGCTCTATCCCGTTGGGTGAAAAACACAAAGAAGACCGTCAGGATATGATTCGCAGTATTCATGAATCACTTAACATCGAGAGTATTTCGCAAGGTTCTGAAAATCAGGAATGCAAGGCAGAAGGTATTTATTCATTTGGTGATGAGAATCTGGTAGCTAATAAAGATTTTATCAAAAGTGGAGAGTGTAAGTTTTTTGAGCGCAAATATTATGTCAATGGTGCTCATGCTGGTGCTATATATTATGGAGTCTCAAGTTGGGGAATGAGTGGCCACAAAAATGAGGCCACTTTAAAGAAACTACTTAGCGATGCTATTAGTTCTTTTTAATATCAGCGAGGAATTTTTTAAAGTCTCCGCTCAGGACATTTAAATCAGCAACTGCTTTTAGTGTTTTATTTTGTGTTGGCTCGCTGGCTTCACTAAATGAGTTCATTATTGAACATAAGTTTTTATGTGCATCACCTTCAAGGGAGGCACCAATAGCGCTAACCATTACTTCTAAAGCAAAAATGCGATCTTCGGCTGAGTGTTTTAGTCGTGACGATTTGGCCTCGGAAAGAAACTCATTAATAGAGCCTTCATTGTTATTAACAAACTTATCAATGTTTGGATGTGACATTAAATTCTCCTTTTGTGGATTGGTTGTTTTTTGCGATTCGATCCTACCACAAAAAGACCATGTGCCGAGCATGGCTAAAACTCGGCATCTATTTGCAACTGTCTACCATGTGGACTGTTACCAATAGGTCTAAAACAGGAGGGGAATCATGCAGCAACCAATCTCAATTGCGCCGTTGCTCTGGAATCATCAGACAGCTCGCGCGCTGGATACGCGCATCACCCACGGCAAAGGCCGCAAGGGGATCATTATCCGAGGTAGAAGTTTAGGCAAAACCAAAAGCATTAACCGATTTATTCCGTGGGGGCAAAAATGACAGTTGTAACGCTTGATTCAGTAAAAGAATTGCCCGCTGGTTTGCGCTCCATAATTAGCCAGCACCTTGCCGCACCACGCTGGAGCGAAACCTGTGATTTTTACAACCGCATGAGCGAACGCGAGCGCCTGACAGTCTGCTTTCACGCACGATTAAAACAGCGCCATGCAATGGCTAAACTCGAAGAAATGAACGACGCCGACCGCGAGCGCGTGGTGTGTGCTATAGCGGAATTAAGCTGCGCATTTGCCGAGTATCGCAAACATGGCATTAGTAAATCGGGCTTTATTCGTCGTCTGACAATAAGCCAGCGAAGAACTCTTTTTCGTCACGCGGGGCTAACTGATAGTGAATTCAGCCAACCATATTGGCATATGGATGATGAGACATGCTTATGGCGTGAAAAGTTATTCCGTGCCTTACGTGAATTATTTAGCTTGTTTAGATATGCACCGACTGTATTAACAGCGGTTAGACCTGAGCAATACCTACATTAATTAAATACGAAGTTATTTAATAGGCGTTTTATTACGTCGGGTTTTATATTATCTGAGGTTCACTATGCATATGTATAAAACGGTCGGCCAAGAGATGCACCGAAAAGCCGAAGCGGAAATGCAAGAGCGGCTATTAAATAAGGCTCGTAACGAGGCTAAGGCTGACGCGGCTGTTATGTTCTCCGCTCGACTCGATGAGATTCTCGTACATGTTCAAAAAGAAGGGCTATCGAAAGATGAGCTAGTCGAGCTTGTGACGCAGGAATCTATCAAGCTACACAACGAGGGTTTAAGTCATCGAGGGTTTTACTAATGGCTAAAACATTTAAGTGGGTATTTATTAATAACTGGTATGCCATTGCTAAATGCGATGACAGTTCTTTTATTCTCGCTGATATTAAAACTGATAAAGAAACAAAAAATAAATATTACCCTGCGAGAGCTGTGTATTCGGATAAATTAAATTTAATTGCCGATATCACAAATCTATGTGTTAAGCGCGGTGTTTATTTGAAAACAATCCAAACACCATCCGAGCTTATGCGTGAAAGCCACCACTTTAATGAGCTGTGCCAGAAAGCACTATTTCAGCTCGATAACTAAATCACTATTGAGGTTAATCATGATTCGTATCCATATCGGCAAAGAGTTTGTTATTACCTCTGACTCTCTTCAATACATCCTTAATCAAAAAAAGATTGCGCAAAAAGGCTCTAAAGCAGGTGAGGAGTGGCTTGACCCTATCGGCTATTTTCCAAGCCTAAACCAGCTTGTCACCGAGCTGGTTAATCGCCATGTTCGCAACTCGACCGTGACTAGCATAGCAGGGCTAGGGGCTGAGATTGGCAGTATCGGAAAGCTTTGTCAGGAAGCGTTTTCTAAACATCACCCAAAGGCTCAATAAATTGAGTTCGATCATCAATAGGGGGCGAGCTGCCCCCACGCCACCGCCAGCATTTAACGCTGAACCTAAAGCGCCCTTTGTGGGCGCGTATAGCTGGAATGCACCACGCGAAGCCATCGGAAAAGAGAGACCTCTTACCCGTGAAGAATTCCTTCAAGGGCAAGACGCCTTGCGCAAAATTGACATGTTGCCAAACTTTGTTGGAGGCTACTTCTCCAATCGCCATGCCTACCTGCTAAAAAATCAGGGTTTGCTCACCGCTCATCGATTTTTGCTGAATGTTTTTATGCCGCGCATCTGGCCGCGCATCACAAAAGTTAACGCCAAATATGAAATGAAGTTAACCGGTCACGCCTATGAGCTCTTTATCGGCGAAGCTGAATGCTATTCCCGCTTGCCGGGTATGCATGACAAAGAGCTTAAACAAATGGCTGGCCGCATTTCATCGCTATTATTCGCCGCTTATGACAAAGCCTGTCAGAAACACGTCAGCGATCATGATGGTGATAACTCCAGCCTTCTGAGTGATGAGGTTCAGGGCGCTATTTTTGGTCTAGTTGCTGGCGCAGCTCGCTCGCTGAATATCACCCCAAAATACTGGATGCGTTACCTCAAAGGTAAGTTAGGCGTTGAAAGCGCGCTAAGAAGCATCATGCGATTAGTTAATGATGAATGGTGGATAAGAAAGCTTAAAGCGTTGCGTATGCAATGGCGTGAGGCGTTATTGATTGCGGCTGGTGAAGTGAATTTTCAGCGCTCAGAGTATGCGAGCAAGCTGGCAATTCGAGATGTTCAATCACGCCGTTTAGCTAACTTGGAGTATCTGAAATCCCAAGAGCTTGAGAACGTCGAAACTGGTGAGCGGTTCGACCTTATCGATAAAGTCATGGCAAGCATTTCTAATCCAAAAATCCGTCGCATGGAGCTCATGAGCACTATCGCGGGGATCGAGAAATATGCAGCGAGCCAACACCATTGCGGATTATTCATTACGATCACCACCCCCTCTAAATTTCACCCAACGCGCAAGGTCGGTAAAAAAGGTAGTCAGCGCGTCCACCTTAATCATAAGTGGGATGATGAGACGTATTCGCCAAAAGACGGCCAGCGCTATCTTTGCCGCATTTGGGGCAATATGCGCACCGCATTTAAAGACCGCGATTTAAAAGTGTATGGGATGCGCGTTGTAGAGCCACATCACGACGGAACGCCGCACTGGCATATGCTCTTGTTTTGCCATCCAAAGCAACGCAGTGATGTTATTGCAGTAATGCGTAAATATGCGTTGAAAGAAGATGGCGACGAGCGCGGAGCCGAGAAAAATCGTTTTCAATGCAAGCACATGTACAAAGGCTGTGCCGCTGGGTACATCGCAAAATATATTGCAAAAAATATAGACGGTTATGCCCTTGACGGTGAGCTCGACTTTGAAACGGGCAAGCCGTTATCTGATGCCGCTGCCGCCGTCACTGCGTGGGCGTCTATTTGGCGTATCCCGCAATTTCATCCTGTTGGTGTCCCAACCATGGGAGCTTATCGCGAATGCCGTAGCGGAACGCTGCGCAGCATTAGCCTAGCCGAAAGCTTTGACGAACGCGTCGAGGCCGTGCGAGCCGCCGCCGATGGTGGCGATTTTGCCGCTTATATTGCCGCGCAGGGCGGTGCCAATGTTCCCCGTAATTTACAAACTGTGCGTGTAGCGCGCGAGGCTGCCGAAGAACTCAACGAGTACGACGAAGAAGTTCAGAAAGTTGTCGGCATCTTTGCCCCTCACCTTGGGGCGCGGCATATCCACAAAACTCGCGAGACTCAATGGCGCATCGTTAGCAAAGCCGTTGACGTTGACCTCGATCCTTTGACTTTAAAAAGCGCCACCGGCGCGCCTCGGAGTCCTGTCAATAACTGTGGGGAAGGTCAGCGCAGTGTTGACATAAAACCGGAGGTTACGCCGTCTGAGTACGCCTCCGCTGTAATGAAACTCGTTGAAAGCGGCGATGTGAGC